CGGCGACAAGTCTTGTTTAGAGGCCTCCCGAAAGGAAGGTGGTGCGATGATAGCGCTAGACCTCTACTCCAATGATAGGGAAATCGATCGGCTGATCAAACAAGCCGAACGAAGACGAAAGAAAATGGCGGCAGAAGCGAAGGGTAAACGTAAAGACGGTAGACTTAAATACCGAGTCTACGCCACCGAGGCCAGGTTGAACGGCCAAATCGCCAATATGCCACCAGCCACACTTGGTACGATGTTCGAACGTGCGATAAAGGACGGTAAACAGAAGAGACAGTGTAAAATCACCACTGTCACGGAGCCTAATGGAAAGCTCCGACATGTCACCATCCACACCGCCGCTATCGTGTGGCAAGCTCGAGCCATGACAGCATATCTCATGCCGTGGCTCAAGAAGCTTCATTTCGTCAGAGAAGTACTACGCGATGACCCGATAAAGCTGGTCAACGAGCATGAGAACACCCTCGATCTCAAAGTGTTCAGCGCTGATCTTAGTAAATCAACAGATCCGATTTCTGTGGATCTGGCGCGCTTCGTGCTCGATCGTGTAGTAAAGAATATCGGGAAACCTCAATGGTGGAATGAGGCCGTCGAGAACGTTGTTACCGGTCATCAACTTCCAGATGGAAGAGAAGTTACCTGCGGCGCACTAATGGGCTTAGGACCAAGTTGGACGGTCCTAAACATCGTTAATGCATTCGCCGCGGCAGATGCCGGAGCTAAGAAAGGGGACCACAAAGTCTGCGGGGATGATCTAATCGCCCTCTGGACCAAGGAAACCATCAAAGCATACCAAAAGAACATCGAGTCCTTTGGCCTGGAGAACAACTATTCCAAGAGCTTTATATCCCGTACTCACGGAGTCTTCTGTGAGCAATTCGTTTCTCGCCCTACCAATAGTCATATTGCGAAGTCATCACCCCTCGTTAGGATCGCGGAAGCGGCCGGAAGGAAGACAATCGAGGAGAGCAGTGGTCTGAATATCGTTGATCACTTACTCACCATCGCCGAGTCTCCAGGAGTTCACAAGAAAATCCGTGATCTCTCTATCCGGATCGCAAGACAACTTAGTCCGACGATTCGACGAGGTCTGAACGGTAAGCTTCGGGACGGAGGAGATGGTACACCAGGTCGCGTTGGAATAAAGAATGTTCTATCCTACGCTCTCCATGGTCCTCTCAAGGTTGTAGACTTATCAACCAAAGTCCCAGAAGAATTGAGACGACTTCGAGAGCTGCTTAAAGATACACCGTTTAAACGGGGCTCTCAAATCACTCCCGAGAAAATCCTTACCTCCGCGAAAGCAGAGATAGAGATCTCTCGACGGTTAGCGTTAAGGCGACCGGCCGGTAAGGCCTCGTCGAAGCCTTACCAGGAAGTGAAGCGAGAGCTCGGTAAGAGAGCTAAGA